GGTCCGAAACAAGAGAATATCAGGGCGGAGGCTATAAAGATAGATTTCTTTCAATAACTCTTCGCTGTTATGTAAATGAGGAAGATGCTGCTTTAGCTTTGGATAAGTTGCTGGAAGATGTAGAAACTGTTGTAGAAACAAACTCTCGACTACCTTATACTGACAAACAAGGTGTTGCACAATTTACTCAACAAATCACAATAGTTAGTATTGATACTGACGAAGGTGTGCTTGAACCTCTTGGTGTAGGCGAAATGCTTATAGAGGTTCGATACTAGAAAATGCAGGTAGGAACAAACGTTCAAATCCTAGCCTTTTCAAGAAATTCATAGGAGATTAACTATGGCAAATTCTTTACATTTAAGTCGCGACGTAAAAGTCTATATAGAATTCGGAACCGGCGTTTATTGGGAAATTCCGGTTTTAGATGGATTTAGCTTTTCGCAAGCAACAAACTCAGCAGAAGTAACTATAAAAGAAATGGCAAATACTACTGATGTAAGTCGTAGAGGCCGTTTAATGTTTAATGACTCTCTATCTCCTGTAGAGTGGAGTTTTTCTACTTATGCACGACCGTTTAAACGGTCAGCCGGTAACTTGCATCATATGTGCGAAGAAGTATTATGGGCAATGATGGCAGGAGCAGCAACAACCGAGTATGCCGCCGAGACCGATAAGTTTACAAATGTTATTGATCATGACGGAACCCGGGCTTTAGTTGATTTTAACTCTTCAAATCAAATGCAGTTTGACACTGCCACTATTTATTTTCAATTTAAAGGAAATAACGGAGATGCTAGTACAGACCTTTGGTATGAAATACAAGGCGCAACTGTTGGTGAGTGTACTGCTGATTTTGATATTGATGGTATCACAACTCTTAACTGGTCAGGTGGCGGCACAAAAATTGTAGAGCCCAGTAGTGCTCCAACAATTTCTGCTACAGAAGTTACTGCTGCAGAACTAGCCTCAACAAGTAGTTTTATAAGAAATCGTTTATCTACAGTAGCAATTACTGCTGCTGATGATACCACTTTTCCTGGTGCAAGCAGCAATGGTCAGTATAATTTGGTACTTACAGGAGGCAGTATTACTATTTCTAATAATCCAGAATATATAACTCCTTCTAGCCTAGGAATTGTAAATGTGCCTCTCGGACATACAATGGGTACTCGTAGTATAAGTGGAACTATGACTTGTTATTTAGACCACGACGCTGGTGCAAGTGCTGATTTATTGGAAGATTTATTAGAAGGGTCTTCCACAGTTCAAAATAAGTTTAATATTACTTTATCTATAGGAGGCTCTTCTGCAACACCTAGAGTAGAGTTTTTAATGCCTCAAGCACATTTAGAGATTCCTACGCACTCCATAGAAGATGTAATTAGTGCAGAAATTAATTTTCATGCTCTGCCTAGTGATATTTCCAGCACAGATGAACTTACTGTTAAATATGTAGGTGCATAATAACATTATAAAAATAGTTCTTGACATTTTTGGTGTTTTAGACTATACTATGTAGTAGAAAATCGAAACAGGGATGAATTTTCATCCCTGTTTTACTTAACAAATCTCGAATAAGGATAATAATATGAGCGACACCCCCGTTTCACTAGCAACTCTCATGACTCCCAGCAAGACAGTAACAATTGATTTCCCAGGCTATGCAGGAATGACAGTAGACCTTTGTTATCTAGCGAGAGAAGAGTTGGTAAAATTACGCAAGAAGTGTTTAACAACAAAGTTCAATAAAAAGACACGTCAACCAGAAGAAGAATTAAACGAAGAAGTATTCCTTGTAGAATATTCTAAAGCAGTTATTAAAGGATGGTCGGGACTAAAATATCGCTACCTGGAAGAGCTTCTGTTGGTGGATGTTTCCTCTCTTGACCCCGAAGATACGCTAATATATACTCAAGAAAATGCAGAATTACTCATGAAGAATGGTACTCAATTTGATACTTGGGTTACAGAAACAGTGAGTGATCTTGAAAATTTTACTGGGAACAAGTAGCTGCAATAAAAGCACTACTTGAGCGTTATGTAAAAGAGTCTGATCAAAAGGTAGACATAGATAAATATCTTTTGATTTGTGAACAGTTAGGCGAAGAGCCTGACCCCAATAGAATGCCGCTCGAAACTTCAGACTTTCCGTCTGAGGTTCAAGTGGCATTTTTTATATTTGGGTTTCTCGAAGATAATTGGGAAGGAATGGGAGGTACGTATCTTGGCAAAAGCTGGAGTAACATAGAGTATCTATTTAATTTATTTAGTGTGCAAGATCCAGCAGAAACTTTGTACATAATGAAACTATATGAAGGAATAGTAGTATCTTACAGATCAGAGAAATCTGAGAAAAAAAGAAAAGCAGACGAACGTAGGTCTGCAGGGGGAGGAAAGAAATATACCCATAATGTGAAAGGCTAATGGCAAAGAATAAAGTTGAAATTGATGTAAAGGTAGACGACAAGGGAACCCTTGGAAAAGTAGGCCTTGGCGCAAAAAAGAGCGGTGATAAACTAGACGGTCTTGGAAAAAGCGTACGCACTGCCGATCGTAATCTTAAAGGTGTTGCACGCACTTCTTCAAATACAACTAAAAACTTTTCTAAAATGGCACAAGGCACAGGAGGGCTTGTTGGCGTTTATGCAACTTTTGCTGCTCAGATGTTTGCTCTTAGTGCTGCTTTTCAGTTTTTTAAAAATGCGGCTGATCTTGAAAACCTAAGAAAATCTCAAATTTCAATGGCACAAGGAACAGGTCTAGCGCTTAAGTCAGTAACTGCGGAACTGCAAGAATCGTCGAAAGGCATGCTAGGATTTAAGGAAGCTGCTCAGGCTGCAGCTATTGGTGTGGCAAAAGGGTTTTCTACTTCTCAACTTACAGAACTCACAGAGGGAGCCTTAAAAGCTTCAACAGCTCTTGGTAGAGGTTTTGAAGATACCTTTGATAGGCTACTACGAGGAGTATCTAAAGCAGAGCCTGAACTTCTTGATGAACTTGGAATTACTTTAAGACTTGAAAACGCAATGCAACGATATGGAGACGCTATTAAGGTATCAAAAGATTCACTGACAGATGCGCAACGTAGCCAGGCTGTTTTTGTAGAAACAATGAGACAATTAAATAATACTTTTGGAGAAGTCGAAGGAAAAGCAAACCCGTTTGTTGTACTAGGAAAAACATTTGAAAAACTAGCACAAGACATTACAGAAAAAGCTTTACCTGCTATACTAAGTATTACAGATGTAATAAACGAAAATGCAACAGTAGCCGCATATGCATTTGGTGCTTTAGCAGCTTTAATCATAGTTAATTTAGCGGGTGTAGTTCCTTTTGTTAAAAGCATGGTTAAATATGTAGTTTCGGCCATGTCAATTCTTCCATCGGCTATCGGCAGTGTTGCTTCAAAAGTGAACAGCCGTGTACAAACAGTAGTAGACTCTGGATTAGATCAAGTAATAACTCAAATAAACGCCGCAGAGAAAAAATTAGAACAGGTAGCAAAAGATGCTGGTAACAGAGCTAAGAGTCAAGCATCTGATATGGTTGAGGGGGGAGCAAAAAGTGCAACACTCTCTAAATTAGCTTTGGGAGAAGAAATAACTCCACAGGCTCTAGGAAGATTAAGAAAAGACTTAGCAAGAGTACGAAAAGATTTAGAAGATACAGGGAAAACAGCTTCTAAAGCTTTTGCAGGAGTGTCAAAAGAAGCGATCGACAAATTACAAAAAGAACTAGACCAAATGAGTAATAAAACTATATCATTTGGTCAGAAAGCAAAAAAAGTTTTTGCACAAAAAGTAGTATCTGCCCTTAAAATGACTCGACATTGGGCTAAAAAAGCTGGAACCGCGATGGACGAGATGAATGCCAAAGTAAAAGACGCTGGAGGCGCGTTTAGCATAATGGGACGTGTTGCTACAGCATCTTTAGGGTGGATAGGTCTTATAATAGCGATAGTAACAGCCTTAGATGAGCTAGCAAAGAAACCTAAAACTGTAGTTGATGGTTTTCAAAATTTTATAATAAGTGTTGTACGTATGGTGCAAAGCGCTCTAAACCTTATAGTTGGAGGACTCAATTCAGTAATTGACAAGATTCCGGGAGCACGAAAGCTTTTAGGGCTTGAAGAGGATGAAAAAGCTATTACAAATTTTACCTTTGCAGACGACATTCAAGAAAAGACAGACAAAATAAGAAAAAAAGCTTTGGATTTTTTCAATGTGACTGAGGAAGATCTGGCGAGCACAGAGAAAAAGACGAGAGAGCTCGAAGAACAAGTCAGGCTGATAGATAATCTAAAAAGAAAAATGAAGGAGCTTGGAGAAGAGGGAGGCATCATAGCACAAGGAATTCTAGGAGAGGAAGATGAGAACAAAAAAACAAAAAAAATAGCAACAGGCATAGGAAGTCTCCCTATAGTCGCTGCAATGAAGGCACTAGAAAAGAATCCAGAGTTACAAGGAGCTTTTGATAGTATGATAGAAGGGCTTAATTTAGATGCTTTTGGAACACAATTCAAAGATGCAGTAACATCGGGCAGTATAAAAAGCGTAGAAGACATACAGACAGCGGCCCTAACATATACAAGCAATTTAGCAAGTCTAGATTCGTCCTTGGGAAATTTAGGTAAAACACTCAATAACAGTACTACAGTGGAAGGAGTAATAGCACTAGTCAACACTTTTTCTCTAACTCAAGGTGCTATGGATGAGTCGGCCAAAGCGATAGGTAGAGTATCTGAGGCGAAAGATAAGCTAGATAAAGCGTTTGGAGGAGATTTTAACAAATTTAAAACCGGTATGGAGGATATACTTGTAGAAAGAGGTTCTATACTTTCTGAAAGATCTGGACTTAAACAGAGGGGTGCGAGATCAGGAAGTCTAAATGCTGCAAGTAGGGATAAAGAAAGTAAACAAATAGCAATTTTAATGGCCTCCAACAAATTAAGAGAGCAACGTAATAATTTAGACATGTTAAACGGCTTAGACGTCTCAAATAGGGGGCCCGAGGAATTGAGACTACATACAGAAAAAAAAGCAGCAATGCAGGAAGAGATAGCTTTGCAGGAGATTTTAGTCAATCAAGCACAAAATAAAGCAGATGACATTGCTCAAATGGGAATACAAATAGGCGATTCTCTTACTAATAATATGACTGCTGCTTTTACAGCATTAGTAGACGGAACAAAAAATGCAAAGGAAGCTTTTGGAGACATGGCAAAAGCAATACTTTCAGACATTGCTCAAATGATTACAAAAATGCTAGTAATGAAAATTCTACAAGATTCTATAGGCGGCCCTTTAGGAGGATTTCTTGGTTTTATGAAAGATGGCGGCATGACTCCGCCTAAAGGCTATGCTAGCGGAGGAGTAGCAAGAGGGCCAACTTCAGGGTACCCTACAATACTGCATGGATCAGAGGCTATAGTTCCGTTACCTGATGGTCGCTCAATACCTGTAGAGATGAAGTCAGGTGGAGGAGATGTAAATAATATTGTAGTAAATATTTCTTCGGATGGTTCAACACAAAAAGAAGGCAGCACAGGACCTGATATAGATAAACTAGGCGCAGCAGTTGCTAAAGCAGTTCAAGATGAACTACACAATCAAAAACGCTCAGGCGGAATACTTAACCCCTATGGAGTAGCATAATGGCAATAGGTTTTATATATACAGGAACTACGGTTGCAACACCTGATAAAACAATGACAAAAGCATCACAACCAAGAGTTTTGACTGCACAGTTTGGTGAGGGATATCAACAAAGAATTGCTGATGGTATTAATGCTTTAAATGAAACATATTCTTTATCATTTCAAACGAGACCAAAAGCAGAAATAGACGATATAGTTGCATTTTTAGATACGCAACAAGGCGTAACAAAGTTTACTTTAACGCTTCCTGATACTAATAATACTACTCGTACAGGTGAAAGAGATGTAAAAGTAGTTTCTACTGACTATTCTGTAACGTATGATTATGATAATTTTTACAGTCTTTCCCTTTCATTAAATAGAGTTTTCGAGGCATAAGTATGACAGATTTAATTGCAACTGATTTGCAAACACAACAGGTAGGAGAGCTTTCAAGCCAAACAACAGCGGCAGCAAACAGCCTTGTAGAACTGTTTGAAATAACTCTTCCAAACGGTGAGACATTACATTTTCACCCAGGACTTGATGATGACCTAACCAATATAAGATTTAGAAATATAGACCCTCCTACTACAACTCCTATAGCCGCCGGTAGTTTTATTACTGGTAATTCGTACACAATCAGTGTTCCAGGTAATACCGATTTTACCGCAATAGGTGCTGCAAACAGCAATGCCTCAACCACCTTTACAGCTACAGGGGCAGGAAGCGGCTCAGGAACAGCAGTTCAGAATGACCATAGCATTGTAGAATATACCGCTTTTCCAATGGCTATTGACGGCCTTGATCTAAGATCAGACGGAGCTACAGCTAGACCTTCTTTAACTATTGCTAATTTAGGCGTACTTTTTTCAAATGTTCTTGGAGACTTCAAATTTGATGATTTGGTAGGCGAAAGAATTATTCGTCGTCAAACTTTAAAGAAGTATTTAGTAGGAGAGTCGGAAGATGCTTCTCCCTCGATCGAGATGGGAAAACAAGAATATATAATAGATAGAGTGGCACAAGAAACTAATACTACTATTACTTTTGAAGTTGCGGTTCCTTTTGATTTGGAAAATATAACATTGCCTCGAAGGGTTATTAACGGAAAATATTGTAGTTGGAGATACCAAGGATATTTTTCAACAGTAAATCCTTCCGGTGGTTGTACTTGGAAACTTAATAGTTCGGTAAACTTTTTTAATGCGTCAAATGGTAATACTTATAATCATAGAGCGTACTTTGATGTAAATGATTCTCCTCTTATTGATAATACTAAACTCGGTGCAAACAATGTTGCAGACTGGAGTAGTTCAACTACTTATACAACTGATAAATATGTTTATTTTCCTACAGGACAAACAGCAATTGTTTATCAATGTATAATAGGAAATTCAAACAAAGAACCCGCTACAACTACTGGATTTTGGAAAAGAGCTTTTACTTATGTGGCTTGGTCAACCTCCGGCGGAGGAAACTGGACGCTAGGAGATCATGTGCTGTACGGGACAACTTCTTCAGTAGAAACTGTGTGGAAATGTATTGCAACTCATGCAAAAAGTGCATCTACTGCACCAGCAGATAAAAGTTCGCTTTGGGTTCGAGCAGATGTGTGCGGAAAAACACTAAAATCATGCAGTTGTAGATTTGGATTTGATCCTGTATTGGACGGAGCAAGCGATGCCTTTCCTGACGGCTCAAAAAATGACTCAGTTTTTTTACCCTTCGGAGGCTTTCCTGGAACAGCAAAATACTAATATGTTAGAAGAAATAGAAAAACACTTTGAAGAATGGTACCCAAAAGAAGGTTGTGGGGTTATAGCTGTAATTAACGGGGAGAAAAAGTGGTTTCCTTGTGATAATGTAGCACAAAATGATAATGACTTTGTAATTGATTCAAAGCAGTATATTCGTATCGGACATCAAGCAGATATAATAGGAATCGTACATAGTCATTGTGATGCATCTCCTGAACCAAGCCAGAATGACATTAAATACTGCAATACTTTAAATATACCCTATTATATATTTTCTTATCCCGGCATGGAACCATTCTACTTAGAGCCAGAAACTGTTGAAAAACCTTTAATGGGAAGGCAGTATAAGTTTGGAGTAGATGATTGCTTCGAGGCAATGAGAGATTATTTAGCTACACAAAATATACAAATTCCTGCAAGAATTGCTTTTGAGGATGATTGGTGGCACAAAAATTTAGATTATTTTACAGATAAAATGATAAAAGAGTATGGAGGTATACGAGTAGAAGGCAACATGAAACCAAATGATGTAATTATATTTACTATAAAAGCAAAGGTTGGAAATCATTGCGGAGTGTATTTAGGAAATGATACTTTTTATCATCACGCAGAAAATAGATTATCATGCAGGGAAAATTTATATCCTTATTGGAAAAAGTACATAAGTGGAGTTTATAGATATGCAAACTAATGTTTATTTACAAGGTGAGTTAGGTGCTCGCTTTGGAAACAAATTTACAGTAAATACTACCAGCTATAGAGAGGTATTTAGATGTATAAATGCAAATAGACCTGATTTTTTGCCTTTTTTACGAGAGTGCGAACAAAAAGAAATAGGATTTATAGTAGAAACAGCCGGAGAGCAGCTGGATAACGAAGATCTTCTAGTTCCTGTTAAAAAAGGGGATATAACTGTTTCTATTGCTCCTGCAGGCTCTAAATCTGGCATTGGAAAAATTGTTTTTGCGGCAGTATTGGTGTTTTTTGTGCTACCAATGATAGGACAGTCTATTGTAGCTACCACGATTCCTTCAGGCGGCATATCGGCAACGGTAGCTGCCGCCCAAGGACAGGGAGCAATAGCAGCAGCTCTAGCAACAAAGTCAGGCTTAGCTGTAGCAGCATTAGCAACTAATATAGCTCTTGCAGGAGTTCAACAAATAATGGCACCTGACCCCGCTGTAGACAACAGTAATCCTACAAACTATTTATTTAATGGAGCCACTGAAAATGCTATAGAAGGTGATCCCATGCCTATATTATATGGAGAGCTTCGAATTCCTGGTAATCCTATTTCTATGGAGTTTATTCAAGGGCAAGTAGGTGCTACTAATAATGTCAGTATAAGTGAAGAAGGCTCGCTGATATGGGTCCCTAGCAACGTGGAGACACTATAATGCCAGCTCACAATCCGGATAAAGCAGATACTACTAGAAGTGCTAACCCAAGAGGCGCCGCGGCCGCTCTTGCGCAGGATGATAAACTAAAAGAAGACGTTCTTTCTCAAGATATTTCAAAAGATCGCCAAACTGTTTTTATCGTTGATGCTTTGTCAGAAGGGCCTATATATGGTCTTGTAGACGGACAGGCTTCTGTATTTTTAAACAATGACAGAGTCGCCCCTTTAAATCAATCAGCAAAAAGATATAATTCCACAGGAGCTAGAATTGCTCTACAAAACGGACAAACGAGTGCAACTATAAGTGGTACAGGTTCAAGTACACCTATAATACTTGGTTCAAATGGAGATAAGTTTTTAATTGTTAGAGGCGGCATTCAACTAAGCACTCCTGTGAGCGCCGGAGCTTTAGTATCAGGAACTACAAATAGTCTTACAGTTACTAAATTAACTAGAACAGATACTAATTTTTCTTTTACTACTGCTATGGTTTCTAATGAGTCCTCTATGGAAACTACTATACCGGTATCTTTAAAAAGGGTAAGTAGTGCAGGCACGCCACAAGGCTTTTATGACAGTGGCGAAGGCTATATAAGAAAACTTGTAAGTTCTTCAGTAGTAGAATTTATCCCCGGGCCATCGGGCCCTACTGGTGTTTGGAGACCTGAAGGCAGCTATACACTAACAGTTGATAAAATAGTAAAAGTTGCAAGTGTCTCTGGAAACTCTGTTACTCTTACAAGTAATTGGACAGGCACAACTGGCGGCTATGAGTTTGATGTATCGGGAATGGTTGTATCGGGAGTAGATGAGGTAACGCAAACAGAAATAAGTAACTATGAAGGTGTTACTACACAATTTCGTACAGGTACTTTAGCACAGTCTCCATTTTTAGGTATAGGAGGAGCTGGGCGCACAGCCATATCAAATAATCCTGGAATTAACGCTATAGAGCAGTCAACCGGTTACGGAGGAAGTGCGGATCCTATAGTTCTTCAAGGAACCGTAGCATTTGCTCTAACTGCCAGTCAATCCCAAGCAATAGACGAAGTAAGAATAGGTATTGGGTATCCAGGGGGTTTCTATGCTGTAAATGGAGACGGAGAGGATCGAGTAACTTTTGTACAGTATAAATTTGAACTTGCATTAAAAAGACCAGGAGCAAGTAGTTTTGAGGCTTTTCAAGTCCTTAATGCGCGAAAAAGCCATGCAAATATGTCAAAAAATGCAGTAATTGAAACAGAAATTTTTCAGTTAAGCCAACATCAACCTTTTACCGACTTTAAAATACGAATCTCTAGGCTGACTAGTCACAATGATCCAGGCTATCAGAAACTAGAAAATGGCATTGCACAGACTTTTCATGACTGGCAGAATATTACATCGGCTAAAATAGATAATGTTACTGCTATAATTAAAGAAAAATTAACTCATCCCTTTACTGCAATGGCAAAAACTAGTTTTACTACAAAACAGTTTTCTGGCATACCTGAGAGAAGTTTTCACGTAAAAGGACTAAAAGTACAAGTTCCTTCTAACTATATTACAAGGGATGAGTCAGCCACACAAATTGCAAACTACAATCGAAATGTTTCAAGCGGAGCTGTAGAAACTACCTATCAAGACTGGGATGGTGCATTTAGACAGGATCTTATATATACAAATAATCCTGCTTGGATTTTTTATGATATTTTAATAAATAATCGCTATGGGTTAGGAGATTTTTTAACTGAACAAGATATAGATAAATATAGTTTATATAGAATCGCAAGATATTGTGATGAACTTGTATCGGACGGCAAGGGAGGTCAAGAACCTCGTTTCACTGCAAACTTGTATCTTACAAAATCTGCCGATGCTTATAAAGTTTTAAAAGATATTTCTACAATATTTAGGTCCATGGTCTACTATTTAGATGGCAGTATTGTGCCGATTATTGATGCACCTAGTGGTCCTGTTTATAATTTTTCTAAAGCTAATGTAATTGATGGTGCTTTTTCTTATGAAAGTACAGGAAGTAAAACTCGAGTTAATCAAGTTATTGTTTCATGGAACAATCCAGAAAGTAATTATATAGTCGAGCCTTTGCTTGTAGAAGATAGAGTAAATATAGCAGAAACAGGAAAAATTATATCTCAAGACTCTTTTGCAATGGGTACCACAAGTGAAATGCAAGCAATTCGATATGGAAGATGGAAACTTTGGACGGCAGCAAATCAAAAAGAGTTGGTAACTTTTCAGACGGCATTAAACGCAAGCTCCGTAAATCCCGGCGATATTATTAACATACAAGACTCTGATAGAAATTCTGCTAGATATGGCGGAAGGGTTAGCGCCACAGGAACTCGTAATACTACTACGGTGCCTTTAGATTCCTCTGTTAGTTTAATTTCTGGGAGTACATATGCTCTTTCTGTTGTTTTTATTGAGCCAGGAGCTTTTGCAACCTCAGAAGTTACTATTTCTGGAATTACATATGGAGTAGGAGACTTAATAAAGCAAGCATTTATAGATGATAATGGTAATGGCACCTATACATTACAAGATATAAATACTGAAGCAAAATCTGTAAATGCAAAAGCTACAGCAACCGCAACAGACGCTTTGATTCTTAAATGGTCAGAAACAACTCGTGTAGAAACTCAGACTGTATCAACTTCATCAGGAAGTACAAACACACTCAGTGTAAGCTCTGCTTTTACAGCTGCCCCTCCTGTAGAGGCTATGTGGGTTCTTACAGAAACGAATGCAAGTAGCTCAACAACTGTAACTTCTGCAAAACAATATAAAGTACTTGGAATTTCTGAAAACTCAAAAAATGAATTTTCAATTACCGCTGTTGAGTATTACGACGAAAAATTTGCTGCAGTAGATGAAGACTTTACTACTTATGTTGCAGATACTGTACTTCCCGCTGTTCGTTCTACTGATATAGTTCCTCCATTAACCGATTTAAAAATACAACACATGGGAGTTCGTTCCACAGAAGTTATTAATATTAGCTGGGAAAAACCTGTAAACTCTATAGGAACAGGGGAAGAGTATGAACATTATGATGGAGTTGAAATTACTCATAACATTCCTGAGGTAAACAGTTCACTAGGAGGAGTAAGCCCCTATAAAACAGTGAGTAATACAAATACTCATACGTTTAGTTGTAATAATGCTCCTATAGGAACTTATACTATTTCAGCTCGTGTAGTCAATATCTTAGGAAACAAATCAGAAGCACTACTTTCAACTTTTACAATAACAGGAAGATATAAACGCGATGTTCCTAGGCTTCCTTTAGGTGTTCCCTATCGAGGAAGCTCTTCTGTTGGATTTCAGGTCGTTAATCAGGCTAATACTAACGACTTTAGATTCAAAAAAACTAACTATAAGATAAAAGGGCCTTCAGATGATTCTCAACAAGTAATATATGCCTCAGATAATCCAGTCGCGGCTGCATACTCACAAGACTGTAAGGATCTAACTCCCATAACTTACACGGAAAATAAAAACACAGAGGGTGCTTTTGTACCCGAGCATGCTTATATACTATTAGACGTAAGCGAAACAACTCAGGCACAAAATAAACTAAAATTAATTAAATATAACAAATCAGTAACTCCTCAATTTAATAGTAGTGGGGCCCTTGTTGATGGTTCTGGGTCTAATTTTTGGTATGACTCGGGAACAGGAAATACAACAGCAGCTAACAGCTTCGGGAGCGCACTTAATGGAAGTGTAAGCAAGCCTTCTAGATCTTCAAAAGTTACAGGAAATGGAACAGCTTTTACAACAGATTTACAATCTGAAGATATATTAAAAGTACAAAATAAATACTATAGAGTAATTTCTATTCAAAGCGATACAGTGCTTTACATAGATGTTTCTGGAGCAGAAGCTTGGAGCAGCATCTCTGACTATAGAAGACAACAGCTAAGAATTGATTATGTAAATGATACAATTATTGCTCGGGTATACAGAGATGATGCTTTAGCGGCGGATCCTTTGGTACTTGCAGAAACTTATGTCTCAATAGATGCAGAGGTTAAAGATCTAACAGCTACTTCTGATGGTGTTGAGGGTCCCCTATCTATAGGCAGTAATATAGTTTTAGATGGAACCTCTGGTGCAACACATGCATTTTTTGCGGGCAGTACAGAAGCTGGATCCGCGACTTTTAAGGTATCAAATAGTGGAGTTGTAGAAGCATCTCGTACCGAACTAAAAGACGATGACGGACATATACTGTTTAATACCTCTGAGACAAATCCTTTTGGGGGCGCGGCTCTTGCTCAAATTTCGACCGCAACCAACAGCGGGGTCTCAA